TCGCGGCACGAAGCTCATCATTCCGAAAGAGCTCCAGTTCATCGCGGAGCGGGTTCTTAACTCGAACCTGCGTCCGGGTACTGCGGACAACGACACGAACGCCATGCGTTCGATGGGGATGCTTCCGGAAGGTGCGGTGGTCAACCACTTCCTCACCGACACCGACGCGTTCTTCATCAAGACTGACGCGCCCAACGGCTTCAAGTACTTCAACCGTTCGCCGATCAAGACGGCAATGGAAGGGGACTTTGACACCGGCAACATGCGCTTCAAGGCTCGTGAGCGTTACTCGTTCGGCGTCTCCGATTGGCGCTGCGTTTTCGGCACTCCCGGCGCAGCCTAATTTGTGATAAACAGGGGCGGCTTCGGTCGCCCCTTTCTTTTTCTTGAATCCTGCGTTATTCTCTCCGCAGGGCTCTCATCACGCCACGCAGACAGGTCTATGCCCTCCTGACATTGCACGGACTGCGCGGTGAAACCTTGTGCAAGGGGTACTACTATGGCTTCGACCACCTTCTCCGGTCCCGTGACCTCCACAAATGGCTTTGTCGGCGACGTCACTGGCGCAATCAAAGTTCCGACCTACACTGTTGCAAGTGCTCCCTCGGCCTCGGCCGCAGGCGCGGGCACGCTGATCTATGTCTCCAACGGCGCAGCCGGTAGCGCGATTCTTGCGTTCTCGGACGGCACCAACTGGAAGCGGTCGGACACCGGCGGCACCATCTCGTAAGGTGGCTTCTGATGAGTTTATTCTCCAAAGAACCGCCGAGTGCTGAAGAACTGATGCGCCGCGGACTGGATGCGGACGGCAAGCCTCTTCCCAAGAAAGAGGCCGCCCTCCCGCCCAAAAAAGCTGCGCCAAAATCCTCGTCTAAAAGGACTAAGTGATGGCCAATTCTGACGTAAAAGCAAAACGCTTCACCGGCACGGGAGCCGCGGGGCTCGGCCGGGCCCGTCTGCGCCAGCTTCAGGTTTTGACGGGCGCTGGTGCAGGCAGGCTCACCCTTACCGACGGCAACGGCGGGGCCACGGTGCTCGATATTGATTTTCTGGCGTCTGATTCACACTCGGTGAACATCCCGGATGACGGGGTCTTGTTTGCCTCCGACATCTACATCTCTGCCGCCACAAACATCACGGCGATGACCCTTTTCTACAGCTAAGGGGCTGGCGATGGCGACGACAAAGGATGTAACCAAGCTGCCATCTGGGCGGCTCAAGTACAGGGGGGAGACTTTTGCTGGTTATAACAAACCAAAACGCACCCCCGGGAAGCCAAAAAAGAGTGCCGTCCTCGCCAAAAAAGGCTCCGAGGTTAAAATTGTTCGATTTGGCGACCCTAATATGTCGATCAAAAGAGATCAGCCCGGACGCCGGAGTAATTTCAGAGCTCGTCACTCTTGTGACACGGCAAAGGACAAGTTTTCGGCCAGATACTGGTCCTGCAAGGCTTGGTGAGGTGGTTTGCATGGCAGATAAAAGTCTTCACGAGCTCGAAATTGAGTTCACGCAGTGGAAAACCCAGCAAACGCACATCATCCAGCGGGTAGATCAGCTCCACAACGACATGTCTGAGGTCAAAAGGGCCGTTTTTCAGGCCAAATGGATGCTTGTGGGCGCGCTTGTGGTCATGGGTTTGATGAACAGCGACACGTTTGTCGACTTTTTAGTGGGTTTTGGAACCAGATGAGGCTGGCGTTCTTCGACACCCCCAGAGAGCGGGCCATTGTCGAAGAGCTTTTGGCTTGGTCCGAGCAGGTTCTGGAGGTTCCTTCTGAACATTTTAATGGGCTGCCCCCATGCCCGTATGCAAAAGCGGCGTGGGCCGAGGGCCGCGTTTCGGTGATCTTCGAATACGAACACAACTACCAGTGCCTGTGGTCGGTTTTGTCCCAATTCGATGACGCGTTTGACCTTGTCGTGATTGTGGATCTTGTTGAGGACCGCGATCCGAGGGTTTTTCACGAATACCTCGACGGGGTGAACGAGGCGATTGCGAGGGGCGTTTTTATCGACAAGGACGCATGGGTTATGGGGTTCCATCCGGACGACGACCCCAACGACTTTGTTGAGGACGTTGATTTTGAGGCGATCACCGACGATGCCTATGCGTTGATCTTTGTCCAGCGCTTGAGCAAACTCCACGTTGCCGCAGACAAGCTGAAGAAAAATGGCTATTATGCCGCATACGACGGCCTTTACGACGCCGAAAGCATTTACGCTCGTCGGGAGCAACTTTACAGGAGACTGAACAATGGCGATGAAACCACGTAAGATGCGCGGCGGCGGCATGGTCAAGAAGATGGCCAAGGGCGGCGCTGTCAAAAAGATGCGCGGTGGCGGCATGGTCAAGAAGATGGCCAAGGGCGGCGCGGCCAAGAGCGGCTGCAAGGTCAGGAACGCCTGAGATGGCTAAGCCGGGCCTTTACGCAAACATCAATGCCAAGCGCAAGCGCATCGCCGAGGGTTCCGGCGAGAAGATGCGTAAGCCGGGCACCAAGGGCGCTCCTACGGCGAAAGCCTTTAAGGAAAGCGCCAAAACGGCAAAAAAACGAGGTAGGTCGAAATGACCACGTCTGGGACAAAGACCTTTGAGCTGGATGTCACGGAGTACATCGAAGAGGCTTTCGAGCGTTGCGGCTTGGAGGCCCGGACGGGTTACGACATCCGCACGGCTAAGAGGTCTTTGAACCTGCTTCTGGCGGATTGGGCCAACCGCGGCTTGAACCGCTGGACGATTGCGCAGACGACGGTGACGGTGACGCAAGGGACGCTCGATTACACGCTGGATTCGGACACGATCGACGTCTTGTCGGTTGTCGTTCGCCGGGATGGTGTGGATTACGGAATTGAGCGGATCAGCCGTGACGATTACCTGAACATCCCGACCAAGACGACGCAGTCTCGGGTGTCTCAATTCTACGTTGACCGCCAGATCACGCCTGTTTTGAAGGTTTGGCCCGCTCCAGACAACAGCACGGACATTCTGATCTTCGATCGCCTTGTTCGCATGGACGACGCGTCCTCCGCGACCAACACGCTACAGATGCCGTTCCGTTTCTACCCGGCCTTGGCTGCCGGGCTGGCTTATTACGTCTCGCTCAAGCGCGCCCCGCAACGCACGCAGCTCTTGAAGGCCGTCTACGAGGAAGAACTCGACCGTGCGATGTCCGAGGACCGCGATCGGGCGTCGTTGCAGGTCGTTCCGTATGTGGGGTATCGGTAGTGGCCAAATTCGCGTCTGGAAAATATGCCTACGGCATCTCGGACCGCTCTGGGCAGCGCTACAAGTTAAATGCGCTGCGCAAAGAGTGGACGGGTATGCTTGTGGGCCCAGACGAGTTTGAGACAAAGCATCCGCAGCTTGAGCCGCGGCGCAAGGTCGTTGATCCGGAGGCGTTGAAGGACGCGCGGCCGGACGTTGTGGCCGAAATGACGGTTTTCGTGGGGGTTCCGCTTGTGGAAGCCCCTTCTTTACGTTCCCCCGCCGGGTTTGGGCAGGTGGGAAGCGTTTTGATCCAGACAACGTGAGGCGCTTCCTATGACGATGACGTATGGACAGCTCAAGCAGGCGATTCAAGACTACACGCAGTACAGTGAGACGAGTTTCGTCAACAACCTCCCTCTGTTCATCCGTTTGTCGGAGGAGCGGATCCTGAAGAATGTCCAACTCAGCCTGTTCCGCAAGAATGCGACCGCAAATGCGGCGACGGGCAACAAATACTTGGCCTGTCCTTCCGACTTTTTGGCCCCATACTCGTTGAGCTACGAAGTTGACGGAGACAAGGTGTTCTTGGAATTTAAGGACGTCAACTTTGTCCAGACATACACGCCGGACGGCGCGGATGCCGGGTCTCCAAAGTATTACGCCCAGTTCGACGTGAATTACTTCATTTTGGGTCCAACTCCGGATTCGGCGTATTTGATGGAGCTGCATTACCTGTACCGCCCGGAGTCCTTGACGGCCGGGTCGGATGACGGGGTGACGTGGCTGAGCGACAATGCCGAAATGGCTTTGCTCTACGGAGCGTTGATCGAAGCCAATGTCTACCTGAAGGGCGAAGCGGACGTCATGCAGAATTACGAAAAACGCTTCATGGAAGCCCTGACGGGCATTAAACTGCTTGGCGAGGCCAAGGAATCTACCGACGAGTATCGCGTCGGCCAGCTTATCAGGGCGAAACAGTGATGTTCGAAATGAAGATCGACCTCCCCAAGGACTTCTCGGTTGGTGTCAGGACCACCGAAAAGCGCGGGTTTACCCCCGAGGAGCTTGCGCAGCAATG